TGTAACTTTTGCAAAAGTTACGTGTACTGCAATTAGTTCTACTCAATGGAAAGTTGATGTAGAGTCTGGTTGTACTGGTACACCAGCAACACCGTTTAGCGCGGCAGTAAGTTAATAATTAATTTAGTGTGGGGCTTCGGCCCCACATTTAAATTTAGGAGAATATAAAATTATGAAGAGTGATGTAAAAGCAGTAAGAGTTACAGCTACTGGTGCAGTATTCGCAGGAAGAACAAGACTAAGAGGACTTATTCTTGCTTCTGATGCTGGCGGAGCTGGAACTATAATCTTACAAGACAACACTGATAGTACAACTTTGTTCCAAGGAGATTGCCCAAATGGTGATGTCTTTGCATTCAACATTCCAGAGGATGGCGTACTTTTTCCAGGCGGAATGAAAGTTTCTACTATTACAAATATTGAAGCGGCAACGTTATTAATAGACAAGTAGGAGTCTAAATGGCTAACACTACCTCTGGAACTACAACGTTTGATAAAACATTTGCTATCGATGAAATAATCGAAGAAGCATATGAAAGAATCGGTATGCAAGGTGTATCCGGTAATCAGTTACGTCAAGCAAGAAGATCTTTAAATATAATGTTTCAAGAGTGGGCCAATCGTGGTCTTCACTATTGGGAAGTAGCAAACAACAGTATTACATTGGTAGACGGTCAAGCAACATACACAATGTTTAGATCAACAGGTGATGGTACGTCTAGCACCACTGCAGTTTATGGTGTTGATGATGTATTAGAAGCTAGTTATAGAAACAATAATGTTGATACACCATTAACTAAAATAGCAAGATCTGCATACCAAGCTTTATCAAATAAAACTTCAGAGGGGACACCAACTCAATACTTTGTACAAAGACTTATTGATAGAGTTACAATCACTTTATATCTAACTCCTGGTTCTACAGAAGCAGGTAAGTTTATAAATTATTATTATGTAAAAAGAATTCAAGACGTAGGTGACTATACAAATGCAACAGATGTTCCATATAGATTTGTACCTTGTATGGCTTCTGGTTTAGCATTTTATTTATCACAAAAATTTAAACCACAAATGGTTAATCAAATGAAACTGTTATATGAAGATGAATTACAAAGAGCATTGTCAGAAGATGGCTCTCCATCTAGTACATATATTAGTCCTAAAGTTTATTATCCGGAGGCATAATGGCATTATCCTCAGGTAAATATGCAAAATTTATTTCAGACAGATCAGGATTAGAGTTTCCATACTCTGAAATGGTTATTGAATGGAATGGCGCTAGAGTTCATGTTTCTGAGTTTGAACCAAAACAACCACAGTTAGAACCTAGACCATATTCAGCTGATCCACAGGGTTTATTAAATGCAAGACCGGCTAGAACTGAGCCTGCTGTAGCACGATTATTGACATTAAATCCATTATCTATAACAAGTGGTTCTCAAGTGGTTACAGTATTTGAAGAAAACCATGGTAGATCTACTAGTGACACAGTTAGATTTAGAAATGGAGAAGGTCAAGATGGTATTTCAGACTCTGATATTAATAACGCTTCGGGATTTACAATCACTAAAGTTGATGATAATAATTATAGCTTTACAGCTAGTGGTACAGCCACAGCTACAACAAAAATAGGGGGAGGAAGTATAACTGCAGGACCAGTTACACTATCACCATAATGGCAGGATTTACTTACGATAATTTAGTAACTGATATTAGAAATTATACTGAAACAGATTCTAATGTTTTAACAGCTGCTATTGTTAATAGAATTATTGAAGATGCAGAATTTAAAATTTTAAGAGACATACCACTTGATGCATATAAAAAACAAAAGTTAGGTAACTTGATCACAGGACAATCTACAATAAACGTACCTGCTAAAACTCTTTTTATAAAAGGAATACAGGTATATGACTCGACTTCCGCAGCGACCGGATCTAACTCTTATTTAGAGAAAAAAGATGAAACCTATTTACAGGAATATATTCCTGCGGAAACATCTACTGGAAAACCTAAATATTATGCTATGTTTGGTGGAGCGACTGGTACTACGGACACTACATCAGGAAGAATATTATTTGCTCCGGTCCCAGACACTACATATAAATTTAAAATTCATTATGAGACTATCCCAGATGGGTTATCTAGCTCAAATACTACAACATATGTTAGTCAATACTTTCCTAATGGTTTATTATATGCTTGCCTTGTAGAGGCATATGGATATTTAAAAGGCCCAATAGATATGTTGACACTATATGAAAATAAGTATAAACAAGAGGTACAGAAGTTTGCTGCAGAGCAAATTGGTAGACGTAAAAGAGACGACTACACGGATGGAACAGTTCGTATACCAGTCCCTTCTCCGTCACCGTAATTAGGAGAATAAATTATGGCTATAACATCGGCAATTTGTACAAGTTTCAAAGTAGAAATTTTAAAAGGGGTGCATGACTTTACAGCATCTTCTGGAAATACGTTCAACTTAGCTCTGTACACAAGTTCAGCTTCACTAGGAGCTGCAACTACAGCGTACACAACATCAAATGAAGTATCAGGATCTGGATACACAGCAAAAGGAAACGCACTTACAAGTGTTACACCAGTTGCTGACAGTACAACTGCAGTTTGTGATTTTGCAGATACAAGTTTTACATCTGCTTCTTTCACAGCAAGAGGTTGTATGATATTTAACGATTCAGCTTCAGGCGACCCAGCAGTTTGCATAATTGATTTTGGATCAGACAAAACTGTAACAAGTGGAACTTTTACAATTCAATTCCCAACAGCAGACGCATCTAACGCCATTGTTCGTATAGCGTAAAGGAGTAACGCGGAATGTCCGTTACTAGAACCTTTACAGTAACGGTAGTTTCTACCGGCTCCGGTAATAAATATTTTATTGATGGAGTTCAGCAAGATACAGTAAATCTAGCTGAGGGTTATACATATAAATTTGATCAAGCAGATAGTTCTAATTCTTCTCACCCTTTAAGACTTGCAACAGCCACGGACGCAGCTGGTGGAACCGAATACACAACTGGTGTAACTACTAGTGGAACACCAGGACAAGCAGGTGCTTATACACAAATAACAGTCGCAACCTCTGCACCAACATTATATTATTATTGTTCAAACCACGGCGGAATGGGTGGTCAAGCAAATACTCCAGCTGCAGATACTTGGGGTATGTTAACTTGGGATCAAAACTCTTGGGGTGCTCAAGACACTGTTACAGTTTCAATTACAGGACAATCAGCAACTTCTTCCGTTGGTGATGGAACTAACATGGGTGTACCTCAAACAGGATGGGGTGGAACTAATTGGAGTAATGGTGAGTGGGGTCAAGTTAATGATAACGGTGTAACACTTACAGGTTTTGGATTAACATCATCACTAAATGCAACAGGTTTATTATCTTATACATTAAATGGTTGGGGTAGAAATACTTGGAACTCAGAATCTTGGGGCGATAGTAATAACCCTGTCGTAACTTTAGATGGTCAAAGTTTAACTTCATCTGTCGGTTCATTAGAAGCTTTCAACTTAACTGGTTGGGGCGGAACTGGTTGGAACGTTGGAGAATGGGGAGCAGTAAACGACAACTCAGCTGTATTAACTGGTTTATCGATGACAGCTTCTTTAGGTTCTTTAGAGGCTTACAACGAAGTCGGTTGGGGCCGTGATGGTTGGGGTGAAGAATTATGGGGTCAAGCAAATGACTTTGCTATAATTTTAACAGGTCAGTCTGCAACTTCTTCTGTTGGAGCATTATCACCTGCAGATGTAGAGGGTATTACAGGACAATCAGCTACAGCAAGCGTTGGTGATCCTACAATGATTGGAAACGTTTCTGTTGTTCCAACTGGTCAAGCTGCAACTTCTTCAGTAGGTGCAATAGATCCTGATGGAATTGTACAAGGTCTTACAGGTCAAGCTGGTACATCTGCTGTAGGTTCTTTATCTCCTGCAGATGTAATGGGTATATCAGGAGTTGGAGCTACTGTTTCTTTAGGTAGTACAGACGAAACTTCAAACCCTATTATAATACCAACTGGATTATCTATCTCATCTGGTCTAGGATCTTTATCTCCTGCAGATGTAATGGGTTTAACTGGTGTTTCTGCAACAAGTAGTGTAGGATCATTGACACAAGATATTAGTTTAGATATAACACTTGACGGACAGTCATTATCTAGTAATGTAGCCGCATTTGGAACATCAACTGGTTTTGGAATACAAGCATTTCAAGATGTTGACACTGGATCAAATACAACGTATAGTGACGTAGCATAGGAGAAAAGAATTATGGCATCAACATACACACCTTTAGGTATTGAACTTCAAGCAACTGGTGAAAACGCTGGTACGTGGGGGACAAAAACTAATACTAATTTACAAATTATCGAACAAGTATCTGGTGGATTCACACAGCAATCAATAGCTGGTGGTGCACAAACAACTACTTTATCAGTTTCTGATGGTTCAACTGGAGCTGTTCTATCTCACAGAATGATAGAATTTACTGGTTCAATTACAGGAAACCAAGTAGTAACAATTCCATTAGATGTTCAAACTTTTTATTTTTTAAGAAATTCAACATCGGGTGCATACACAGTACAATTTAAATATGTATCTGGATCAGGGGATTCTTTTACTTTTTCTGCAACAAATAAAGGTGATGCCGTTATTTTTGCTGCAGCAGATGATGGAACTAACCCTAATATTGTAACAATCAATACAGGTATTAAAGAAGTTTCTGAAGATACTTCACCTCAATTAGGTGGTAATTTAGATACTAATTCACACAATATTATAATTGATGATGCACATTTTATATCTGATGAAAACAATAACGAACAAATTATTTTTCAAACAACAGCATCAGCAGTAAACCAAATAGATGTAACTAACGCAGCAACAGGTAATGCACCAAGCATAGCTGCAACTGGTGGAGATACTAATATTGATTTTAGTCTTGCTGGAAAAGGTTTAGGAAGAGTAGCTTTAGGTGCTGGTAGTGTACAACAATTAACAGAAAAAATTACAGTTTCTGCTACTGCAGCTACAGGAACAATTAACTTTGATGTAATTACACAACCAGTTTTATATTATACAGCTGCAGCAACAGGTAACTATACTCTAAATATTAGAGGAGATGGTTCAAATGCTTTAAATGCAATTATGGACACAGGTGAAGCATTGACTATTGTACATTTAGTTACGAACACAGGTACACCATATTATAACAACGCAGTTACAATTGATGGATCAAGTGTAACACCAGAGTGGCAAGGTGGTTCAGCACCTTCAGCTGGAAACGCTAACTCTATAGATTCTTACACTTACACTATCATTAAGACTGGTGATGCTGCTTTCACAACAATAGCATCTCAAACGCAGTTTGCGTAATAAAGTAGGAGGATAAGACATGCCATTATTAGGAACAAGAGCCGCAGGTTCAGTATACGGATACGGACGTGGAGGCGGAAGAGGACCATATGCAATTGAATATATGGTTGCAGCCGGTGGTGGCGGCGGTGGAGCGACATCCGGAGCCGGAGGAGGCGCGGGAGGTCTACAAGTTTTTTCTGATGTTGACGTAGCTCCAGATACTCCTTACTCAGTTACAATAGGAAGTGGTGGATCAGGAGGATCCAACGCTGTTGGAGGTTCAGGATCTAATTCTTCTTTTGGACCACAAGCATCAACTGCTGGAGGAAGAGGAGCAAATTCAAATTCTAGAAATGGAAGTCCAGGTGGATCCGGTGGAGGATCAGGATCTGCTGGTGGAGGATCTGCAGGATCTGGAATATCAGGTCAAGGAAACTCTGGTGCACAAGGAGCAGGTGGAGGAAAAGGCGGCAGTGCCGGTTACCAATCTCCTGGTCCAGGATACACATATCCAATCAATAGTGGATTTTATTCACGAGGTGGTGGGTACGGTAACAATACAGGTTTTAACCCACAACCAGCTAACTCGGCACATGGTGGCCCAGGAAGAGGCGCTGGAGGAACGGGTGGAGCAGCCGGTTCTGGTATTGTAATTGTTTCTTATGATGGAGAAAAACAATTAGGAACAGGTGGATCTGTTTCAACAAGTGGTGGACGAACACTTCACACATTTAATTCTAGTGGAGAGTTTGTTTCATAATGGCACATTTTGCAGAAATAAAACAATCAGATAACAAAGTTTTAAGAGTTGTTGTTTTAGATAACGCTGACATAGACGCTAATGGTGGTGACTATTCAGAAAGTGCTGAACAATACGTAGCAAACAAAATACCTAACGACCCAGCTTATGAGGGAGAATACCCAGCAACATATTGGAAACAAACATCATATAACAACAATGCAAGATACAACTATGCAACCGTAGATGGTACTTGGGATGATGCTAATCAAGCTTTCATAGATCCAAAACCTTTTGATTCATGGACTCTAAGTGCTAATTTTTTATGGGAACCACCTGTGGTTTACCCTACAACTGCTGAAATTGATGGTGTTGAAATTCAATTAATATGGAATGAAGCTGATCAAAAATGGCAGTGTTACAAAGATCAAGACCCTTTTCCTATGTATGATTGGAATGCTGTTGACCTTGAATGGACAGCAACAGGCGAAAACTACTCAGTTTAATTGACTAAATAAAACCATTTGCTATAATATGGCAGATGTTTACGAAAGAAATATACTACTACTTTAAGAATGCTTTACCCCCTAGATTATGTGAAGACATAATTAGATTTGGTAATGAGTCTACTAAAGAAATGGGAGTTATTGGTATAGAACAAGGTAGAAAAAATGCTATCAGAAAGCTAACCAAAAAAGAAAAAGCAGAGCCTAGAAAAATGAGAAAGTCTACTATTGCATGGTTAGATGATCCATGGATATACAAAGAAATTCAACCTTATGTAGAGTTAGCTAATCAACAAGCTGGTTGGAATTTTGATTTAACGACAGTAGAAAAGATACAGTTTACTGAGTATCGTCCAGGTCAATTCTATAATTATCATCAAGACAATTTTCATAATGAAGGCTTAACAAGAAAAATATCTATGACTGTTAATCTAAGTAAAGATAGTGACTATGAAGGTGGAGATCTAGTCTTTAAAACAATTGACAGACAAAACCACAACATTATAGAAATAACAAATAAAGAGTTCAGACATCAAGGAACCTTATGTGTATTCCCTTCTTTTGAAGTACACAAAGTATCACCAGTTACAAAAGGTGTAAGATATTCTTTGGTGCTATGGACGTTAGGAGAAAAGTTTAGATGAAAGAAACAAAGTTTACAGAAATTGCATTAGTGCAAAATATTAAATTAAATACTAAATCTATTGTTAGTGCGATTAATAAAACACCTTCATCATCTATTTTAGATGATGCTAGATCTGTTACAAAGACAGATGTTGATGTAGCTGATTATTCTCAGAAGCCATACGGCATGGAGTTTTTTAAAAAAGTAAAATCATCTATACGAGTATTTGCTAAAAAATATAATCATGCAGAGTTACGAGTTACTAATTATTGTTTTATTCGTATGAAAAAAGAAGACCAAGTAGACTACCATAGTTCTTTTGAATCTAACTTTGTAGGTATTTTTTTATTAGAAAAATCTGAAAAAGATCATCATGTTGTATTTTTTAATAATGAAAAAGCAAAAGATGTTAAGGTCAATATGAAACCTGGTGATCTATTATTATTTCCTGCTCATCTATTAAGAAAGTTTCCAAATCTAAAAACAAATAAAATGTATACTTATATAATATTTGATTTTCATTTAGATAAACCAAGAATGTATGACGAAGAATAGTTTTGAAAAAGAAGGTTTTCTAGTAATTAAGAAAGCAATCTCCACAGAATTAGCTAAGTTTTGTTTTGATTACTTTAACTTAAAAAGAAAGGTAACATCTAAACTCTTTGAAGACAGAGAGATATCTCCTTACACTAAATTTTTAGGACACTGGGCAGATCAACAAGTTCCTAAAACATACTCACACTATTCAGATTTAGTTATGGAAACTCTTTTATTAAAATGTAAAAAGATATTAGAGAAAGAAACTAAATTAAAATTAATTGAAAATTACTCTTACGCAAGGATCTATAAAAAGTTTGATACTTTGTTTAGACATAAAGATAGACCTGAATGTGAAATATCTTGCACAATGAATTTAGGAGGCGACCCTTGGGCTATATATGTAAAGAATAAAAAACAACATAAGATAATGTTAGCGCCAGGTGATCTAATCATCTATAGAGGCTGTGATCTAGAACACTGGAGAGATGTGTTTACTGGTGATAATTGTACACAAGTTTTTTTACATTACAGTCCTAAAAATAAAAAAGACATAAATAAGACAAAATATGATGGTAGACCTTTCATAGGATTACCTGAATTTTATAAAGGCAAAAAATGATTTCGCTGTATATTCACTCTAGTCACGA